AGCTCACCTGGTTGAGGCTGGACTACCTCGGTGCCTGTGCGGGTGCGGCACGCAGACGACCGCGCGATCTGGATGGGTGCCCACGCATAGACCGCCGCGCGACAAGCTGGAGCGCCCGACGTTCCCGTGCATGTGCGGCTGTGGTGAGCAGACGTACAGCAAGACCGGATACCGGCACGATCATCAGCCGTCCACGGCGCGAGTAGGTCGGCGACCGTGTGCTTGCGGGTGCGGTGTGGAGACGTGGGCGATCGGAGGGTTCTATATCGGCGCCGGTCGCAACCAAGAGCACTGGCGCCGTGTGTCAGATCGGCCACCCGCGCCGGTGCTGACCGATGCGCAGCGTGATGCGAAGCGCGAGGCCAAGCGACGGGAACGACACCGTGAGCAGGCACAGGCACAGGCGTTCCGAGAGATCATGACGGCGATGGGCTTGGAGCTGCCGGTCGTACCCAAGGATCGAAGGCGTCGAGTGTTCGCCCGCCTGTACCGGGAGCTGGCCTCCTCGTACTCAGACGACTAGGGGGGTATATGCCCCTCGGAATCCCTACGAACCTCTCGTAGAATCAGTCTACTCTTGGGGCCAGGGACACGCAGCCCGAAATCAAGCGATCGGAGGCCAGCCATGGCCGGTAACCAGAACAGCGGCCGCAAGCCCGCGCCCACCGCGCTCAAGGTGGTGCGCGGCGATCGCCCCAGCCGGGTGAACCAGCACGAGCCGAAGCCGGAGCCCAGCGCCGAGTGCCCGGCCGCCCCCGAGTTCCTGGAGCAGGCCGAGGCTGAGCTGTGGGACCGGTACGCGCCCATGCTGCACGCGCAGGCCGTGCTGACGGACTGGGACCAGGAGGCGCTCGCCGCCTTCTGCCAGGCCGCGGTGCTGGCACGCTTGAGCGCGGCCACACTGCACGAGGAGGGCATCACCACCGAGAACCAGAACGGGATGCCGATCAAGCACCCGGCGTTCGCGGTGTGGAAGGAGTCGGCCTCGCTGATCCGATCGTTCGCCAGCGAGTTCGGCATGACGCCCGCCAGCCGCAGCCGTCTGGTGGTCACGCCCAAGCCAGCGCACGCGGCGGATGAGGTCAAGGCTGGCGCGATCCTGTCATGACCGGCGTGCTGGAGGTGCGCTGCAATCTGGAGCGCGCCTACCACGCGGCGTCGTTCTTCGAGGAGCTGCTGGTACACACCAAGGGCAAGTACGCCCGGCAGCGGTTCAAGCTCAGCCCGTTCCAGCGGCAGCAGATCATCCTCCCGCTCTTCGGCCACCAGATGCTGGACCCCGACTACGACGAGTGGGTCCGGCTCTACACCATGGCGTGGCTGGAGATGGGGCGGGGCAACGGGAAGTCCGAGCTGCTGGCGGGCATCGCGTTGTACCTCACCGGCGCTGACGATGAGGAGGGCGCCGAGGTCTACGGCGTGGCCAAGGATCGCGACCAGGCGGCGCTGGTGTTCAACGTCGCCCGGCGCATGCTGGAGCTGGCGGAGCTGGGCGGCCCGCCCCGATCGGGCGCACCGTTCACGATCTACCCCACGAACAAGCGGATCGTCTACGCCAAGACCGGATCGTTCTACGCGGTGATCGCCGCCGATGCCCTGGGCAACCTGGGGCAGGACCCGCACGGCATCGTGTTCGACGAGGTGATCGCGCAGCCGAACGGTGAGCTGTGGGACGCGCTGCGCACCGGCTTCAAGCGCCGCCAGCCACTCATGGTGGCGGCCACCACCAGCGGCGATGACACGGCGGACTTCGCCCTGCAGGAGCACGAGTTCAGCCTGCGGGTGCAGAAAGACCCGAGCCTTGCACCCCGACGCTTCGTCTTCATCCGGAACCTCCCCAAGGACGCTGACTGGACGGACGAATCGCGGTGGCCAGAGGCCAACCCGGCGCTCGGCGACTTTCTGCGCCCGCAGCTGTTGCGCGACGAGTTTCAGACGGCGCAGAGCAACCCGCGCGAGGAGCGGGCGTTCCGCATGTTCCGCCTCAACCAGTGGCAGGCGGGCAGCACCACCGGCTGGGCGGGCGCGGAGTGGTGGAAGGATCAGGGCAACGCAGGGATGGTGCCGGAGGAGAAGCTGGAGGGGAAGCCCGCGTGGGGCGGCGTCATGGCCGCCAGCGCCAGCGATCTGGCCGCCGTGGCGTGGGTATTCCGCAACCCGGAGGGCGAAGGGGTGTGGGCACGCTGGGCGTTCTTCATGCCGGAGGATCGGATGCAGGAGCTGGAGCGGCGCACCAGCGGCGCCGCCACCGCCTGGCACAACGCCGGGTGGCTGCAGCTCACGGAGGGCAACGAGCTGGACATCCCCACGGTGGTGGGGCACGTGCGTGAGGCCGCCGAGCGGTATGCCGTGCGCGAGGTCGCGTACTTCAGCGGCAACGCCCTGGGCATTGCGCAGCCCCTCATGGCCGATCGGGTGGTGGAGCTGGTCTCGATCGGCGCCAGCGCGCCCGGCAGCAGCCTGGTGGACTGGGAAGGCATGCTCAGCCGCGGCGAGTTCAACCACGGCGGCAACCCGGTGACGGCCTGGCAGGTGGGGCACCTGCAGGTGCGATCCACCGACGGGGGCACCAGCCGCGTCGACATCAAGGCCAGCCCCGAGAACGTCTACGGCGTGGTGGCCGCCGAGCTGGCGCTGCGCCGGTTGCTGGTGGCCAAGGCGCCGCCACGATCGGCCTACGCTGATCGCGGGCTGATGCAGGTGTAGGTGGGGGGGGGAACCGCTGGAATCGGCCATTCCGGGGCACCATTCGGCCCAGGATCGGCGCACAGCACCCCTCGGGCATACCCGTATGCCGAATCCTTAGAATCGTTCCTAGACGGAGGCGGCCCCGGGCCGGATGCCTGGGGCCGCCCCTCCCCCGCGATCAGTAGCGGACGGTGTGGTCCTGCACCCACGCCTGCAGGTGCGCCCTGGTGCAGAACGGCGGGCTGATCTTGCCTGCGATGGGGCCGGTGGGGAACACCGCCCGCAGGCGCCAGGCGGTGGCCAGGACGACCGGCTTGCCGCACTGCCCGCACTCACCACGGGGCCGGGCGCCGGATCGGATGGGCTTGGGGGCTGCGCCCACCTTGACCCGGCGCTCCCGGAACACGGCGCGCTGGGTCTCGTACCGTTCGCCGCCGATGAACCGCTTGAACAGGGCCAGGTAGGCGCCGGTGAACTCCCGGCCGTGCGGCGCGACCCCGTTGCAGGTGTGGGTGATCAGCACATGCGCCACCTCGTGCAGCACCACGCGGTCGGTGCGTGCCCACAGCGGGAGCTTGATGGTGCTGTACACCGCACGGGCGCTCGAGCCGCCCTGGCCGTTGCGGACCTCAATCTTGCTCACCGGGCACCGCGCCCGCCACCAGCTGGTGCCGGTGATCTGATCCACCCAGGCCTGGACCTCCGGCACGGTGCCCCGGCCGATCTGCTGGCCGGGAATCTCCGCGCCGTAGACCCGGCTGCGTTGCGTGTCGCGTACCCGTGTCATGTGCTCCTCCTGATCTCGGGGGGCAGCGTCTCCCACGTGCTGGCGTAGTGCAGCGCGCCCCGGTTGTCTCGGTACCGCCACCCCAGGTCAACCACCGGGCGGTGGCACCTGGGGCACTGGCTGTGCGGCGTCTGGTCAACCGCCAGCTCCGCTCCGCAGCCCAGCGCGCACCAGCGCCGGGCCTCGGGTGGATCGGTGCGCATGTTGCCTCCCTCCTGGGGTGCCCCCGTAGCACCCCTGCTACCTACCAGTATAAGAACGCACCCCCTTCAATCAGCCCGAATGAGGCCCAGAGCGACGGGGCTGCAGGGCATATCGGCCGGAATCCGACGGGGTTGACACGCGCAGCGCAAGGCATCTCGCCCCATTTCGGGGCCGATCCGCGGAGGCTCACCCCCCGCCACCTGCGGTGAACCCGTTAGCAGATTCGTAAACGTGAGGAATCGGCATGAGCCTTCAAGATCGAGTCGCACGGCACCTGCCGCACCGCATCGTCGCGGCCTCTCCGTTCGGCGGCACCGCCAGCGATGGCGCGGCGATCGTGGAGTTTACGCCCAACGTGGTGCAGACGATCCGCCTGGGCGCCCGCGGGGCCGCATATGACGCGCTGTACCGCACCCAACCCGCCGTGCGGACGTGCGTGAGCTTCCTGGCCCTGGGCATGGCGCCGCTGAACATCAAGGCGTGGCGCGGCGCCGAGGGGTCGCAGCCCGTGCCGGTCTCGGCGCACCCGCTGGTCGCCCTCCTGCAGCAGCCCAACCCGTACAACACCCGCTTCGAGATGACGCGCGACACGGTGAGCGATCTGGCCGTCTACGCCAACGCCTACTGGCTGAAGGAGTTCAAGGGCAACGCCCGCCAGCTGTACCGGCTGCCCCCCAGCTACGTGCAGCCGCGCGGCGGCAACGTGCTCACCGGGCCGTCCGCATACCTGCTGGACAACCCCAGCACCGGGGTACCGACGCCGATCGACCCCGATGACATCGTCCACTTCAAGTTCTACAACCCCATCGACCCGCGTGTGGGCATCAGCCCGCTCGAGGCACTGCACGCCGTGCTGAACGAGGACTACGAGGCGTCGCGCCATCGCGAGTACTTCTGGCGTAACCACGCCGGGCGCGATGGTGTGATCGAGCGCCCGCCCGCCGACGTCTCCGGCGAGTGGGACGACAGGGCGCGCGAGCGCTTCCGCACCGACTGGCAGAACCGGCATGCCGGGGCCGAGAACGCGGGGAAGGCGCCGATCCTTGAGGACGGCATGACCTGGAACCCCGACAGCTTCTCGCCGAAGGACAGCGAGTACATCGCCGGGCGTGAGTTCACGCTGGACACCGTGGCCACGGCCTACCACATCCCGCTCGCCGTGCTCAGCCGCAAGGCCACCGCCACGTTCGCCAGCATGAAGGAGTTCCGCAAGCTGCTGTACGTGGACACGCTGGGGCCGTGGATGGCGCTGATCGAGGGGGCGATCGGCCTGCAGCTCATCCCAGACCTGCCGGACAGCGAGGGGCTGTACGTGCGGTTCAACATCGACGAGAAGCTGGAGGGCGACTTCGAGCAGCAGTCCGAGGCAGCCCGGCAGTCGGTGCAGGTGCCGTGGATGAGTGTGGACGAGATGAGGGCGAAGCGCGGGCTGGCACCCCTGGGCGGGGACTATGGGGAGCCTGCGCGCCCGGGGAACTACCTGTACGGCGACGATGAGCTGCCGCAGCAGGAGCAGGAAGAGCAGGACACCGAGGGGACCGAGCTGAGCGTGGCCGCATCGAACGGCCACCACGACGAACCCGGCTTCGTGATCGGGACCCTGGAGGAGTCATGACTGAGGACGTGTTCGCAGTGGACGAGAAGGTGACCGAAGAGTTCACCGAGCTGATGCGCGATCCTGCGGCGCGGCAAGCCTTCGTCGAGGTCAAGCGCCAGCAGCAGAGCCAGGGCGTGGCCCGGCGCTACTCCAACGTCCTGCGCCTGGTCAGCACGCGCCCGTGGGCCGTTGAGGAGTCGGTGCTGCCCGTGATCGTGGACATCCTGGCCCGCCGCGTGGCCGGTGCGCCGCTGGCGGCCGAGGAGATCGAAGCACGGGTGGCGGCCGCCCGCAGGCGCGAGCCTGCAGAGGGCGCGAAGGGCGTGGCGGTGATCCCGATGACCGGGGTGCTGGTACCGAAAGCCGACATGTTCAGCGAGGTCAGCGGTGGCACCAGCATCGAGAAGCTGCGCGGGCAGTTCCGCGAGGCCATGGCCAGCCCGCAGGTCTCGTCGATCGTGCTGGATGTGGACAGCCCGGGCGGCATGGTGGATGGCGTGCCGGAGATGGCGGCCGAGATCAGGGGTGCGCGCGGCAAGAAGCCCATCATCGCGGTGGCGAACCACGAGATGGCGAGCGGCGCCTACTGGCTGGCAAGCCAGGCCGATGAGATCGTGGTCAGCGCCAGCTCCCGCGTGGGCAGCATCGGCGTGTTCACCGCCCACGAGGATCAGAGCGCCAAGCACGAGCAGGGCGGCGTCAAGACCACGCTCGTCAGCGCTGGCAAGTTCAAGACCGAGGGCAACCCGTTCGAGCCGCTGACCGACGAGGCCACGGCGCACCTGCAGGGCATGGTCAACGAGTACTACGGCATGTTCGTGGGTGATGTGGCCAAGGGCAGGCGCGTACCGATCGCCAGCGTGCGCCAGGGCTACGGCGAGGGCCGGGTGGTTACCGGCAGCGCCGCGCTGGCCGCAGGCATGGCCGACCGCGAGGGCAGCGTCGAGGGCGTGGTGCGCGAGCTGCTGGCGCGGTCGCACCAGGAGCCCCAGCAGCTGGCGGCGATGACGCCCGGCGGGCTCATGGAGACCAGCACGGCCAGCACGGTCAACCTGGGCAGCGTCGAGACCATGTCGTTCAGCACGGCGCCGCCGCCCGAGGCACCAGAGGCCACCGACGACGGCAGG